ATTTTGCCCAAAATTAGTTGCCTTACACTAAATGGACCAAATTTCGATAGGGGAGAGGCGATAGGAGGGAAGCTTCTTTGTATGCTTAAAAATATGTATTTGTATTTTTATATATGTTAAAATTTGTTTTTTATTAGGATAATTAAATTATTTTTTGTTTGTGCGTGTGCGTTCCTTATATAGACAGATTTTTTTTAAATATTTATTTGTTTATTGTTGTTTATATCTTTTTTTTATTTATATTTGTAGCAACAAAAAAAATAATTAACCAAAAATTACAATTATGAAAAAAATAAAAGTTTTTTCGATGAAAAGTAAAAAGTCAGGATTACCAGTATTAAATCAGTTTATTATTTATGAGAAAACACCAAAAACACGAATATTTACTTTCCAAAGTTATGATACAATAATTTGCAAAATAGTATCTAAAATGGGCGAATTTGACAAAATTATATTAGATGATTGCGCCTTAGATTATAGCAGAACCACAAGCAAATATTTATATAATTTTTTAGATACTTTTAGTATTATTCATACAGGTAAAAGAAAACAACAAATTTTAGAAGCAATTAAAAACAAAGAAATACAGCTAAAAAACTTAAATAATATTTGGTAAAAAAAAAAGTTATGCAAAAAAAAATAATTAACTCATTTATGAAAAACACGGAAAAAATGTACACTAA